TCTTTAATTCGTTTTTTTCTATTGTAATAAAATGCTTTTCGCTCAACCAATAAACCCAATAATGCGCTTCGCTTGTTGCTAATCCGCTTGGCTTGTTTCGGCTTTGATATTCAACAAAAATATTTCCCGTTTCGATTGCCCTAAAATCCCGTTTAACTTCTATTTTTTTTTGTAGTAATTCAGCTAATTGGTTTTCGTATGTTTGTCCAACTTGTAAATCAAATCTAAAATCGTTGTTGTGCTTCATATTTTATTTGTTTCGGATTCGGAAAACTTTATTTTTTCCTTATAAATGCTAATTATTTCTTTTAATTCGTCCCTTGTAAATTTTCGTGTTTCGTGTGCTTTGCCTTGTAATTCAATTAATTTTTCTGCTCCAATTCGTTTTTCTATTCCTATTTGATAGTTTAATAAATTTCCGTGTAAATATTGATTACAATAAACGCATTGAGCGTGTACGTTGTCTTCGTCGAATGTAACGGCTTTGTGTCCGCCCATTGAATAATAATGTCCAGCGTCAAATTTTTGACCTAACTGAGTTCCGCACGAAATACATCCTTTGTTTCGGTCTCGGTTTCGTATGTAGCTATTGAAATAAGTTTGCGCTAATTTTGTAAGTTCTTGAACCGTTTGTAATTTTTCCTTTAATTTGTTTTTTCGTGTTTTCCATTCTTTTTCTTTTTGTGAGTTAACCCAAACTTTTATGCAAGGTTCTTCTAAACAAAACTTTTGGTTGAATCTTATTGGCGTAAATTCCGCCTTGCAATTTTTACATTTTTTCATTAAAATAGTTTTAGTTGTGCTTTGTGGTTTTCTATTCTTTGCATTGCCTTATCGAAATATTCTTTGTCAAGTTCACAAGCGGTTAAATCAAATCCGTAATCGTGACAAGCTATTGCTATACTTCCGCTTCCTAAGTGAGTATCTAAGATTTTGTCTCCTTCTTTTGCGTATTTGTCTAATAGCCATTTGTAAAGTTTTATTGGTTTTTCTGTTGGGTGAAAATCTTTAATACCTACAACTCCTCTATAAATTTTTGCGTTCATATTAAATGATGTATAAGCCAACTCACACATTGCAAAACTCATCCCCTCGGCTATTTTTTTATCCCAAACAATCCACCCTCTGCTATGATTTAAATTATTTGGAAAGTAATTACCTCCCCAAATAATTTGATTTTTTGATACTCTTTTTAGTTCATTAAAATAAATATCATTAGGTACAATATCATTAAACTTTTCAAGTCCTTTTTGTATTTTAATTTTCCTATTAGTTTCTCCTCCCGAAACTATTTTATCCATTATCCCATACGGCGGGTCTACAATAGCCAAGTCAAAATATTTATCTGGATAACGTGCCATTAATTGCATATTGTCTTCGTTCGTTATTTCCATCTTAAAAATTATTTATTTTAATTTCGTTTTCTAATTCCTTAATTCTAAATTTCAACTCTAAATTTAATTGTTCTAAATTGTTTGAACTTGACGAAAATATTCGTGCTTGTTTTTCTAAAACTAAAAAAGTTGTTAAGACCTCCGATAATTCATTTTCAGTTTCCAACATCGAATTTAACAAGTCGGTTCGGTGTCCGTTTTTTTCTTCTATTTCCTCACGGCTTATTTTTAACTTTAATAAAGTTTTGCGTAAAATAGCAGTTGCGCTTAGTAGTTTAATTTCCATTTTTATTTGTTTATAATTTGCTCAGTTGCGTATGCTTTTTGATATACGTTTGGCGCTGGGTTCGTTTGCTCAAAATAACTCAAACGTTCTTTGTCGAACCAAATTTCAATCATTCCAATATTTCCGTTTGAACGTGGTTTAATTTTATTAAAGTGTATTTCCGCAAGGTTAAAAGTTGGGTCTTGTCGGTGTACGGTAATCATACATTTACCACTATTAAACCATTCCGAACCTCCTTTTAAATCGTAAGGAACGGGTGCGTTTCGTTTTCCATTTTCCTTCTCGGTTAATTTTGGGTGAATAATCGTGTGTAAATGTAAATCATTGTCTTCTGCTATTTGGTTTCGGTAAGGCAAAACATATTCTAAATATTGAGCGTAACCCCCAAATTCAGCGTAAGGGTGGTTTAAATCTTTCCAACTATCAATTGAAGCCGTGTGTAATTCTCCGTGTTTTTTTAATTCAACCGCCATATCCCAAAATTGAACGGGCGTTAATTTCGCTTTTACGTCTTTTTTAGTCAAAACTTTAAAATGGTTTAAAACCCAGTCAATCGCTTGAGTAATTTCCCTATCTTGAATAACGTTTTTATCCAAAGGGTTAAAACTTTTGCCCGTTTTTTTGTTTATTAAGTCTGCTATTATTTCAACGTTTGTGCCTACGTCGGGAAAATATACTAAATGTTTCCAGCCGTAAAATTTAGACGTATTCATTAAGCACTCCATTAAAACTTGCGTTTTACCCGACATCGGAAAACCCGTCCAATCGGTGCAATTGCCTAAGCTCATTGAATAATGTTCGTGTAACTTAGCAAAGCCTAAATACTTTCCTTTTTGATTATAAGTATCGCGATACTTAAACAAGTCGGTTATTACGTCGCCTGCTTCGGTAATTTTATATCCATTTAACTCCACGGTGCTTTCCATTTTGAAGGTTCGTTTTTTTCTTGTATTGTTTGTATTTTGTCCCAAAACAATCCTTGCCAACCTTGTTCGATTGAATTGTTTATTACAAACTTACATTGTTCATTTGTATAATTTTCCATTTTAACTAAAATAGAATCTATGCTTTGTTTTGTTAAAGCCTTTTTTGTTGATTTTCTATAATTAATCCAAGAATCTAAAATAAGTTCTTTTTCATTCTTTTCTTTCTTTACATTCTTGTTAGTGGTTACTTGCTGGTTACTTGTTGGTTCTTTAATGGTTACTTCGTTGGTTACAAGTTGATATTTAGCGTAGTTAACTACTTCAATTATAGTGCCTTGCGAGCTTGTTTTGATGGTTATTTCGTTGGTTGATTTTAACTTATCTAAAGACGTTCTTATTTGTTGAACACTTAAACCCGTTTCAATTGCTAAAATATCCCTTGACGTTATTATCGTTCCAATTTTTAACTCCAGACCTTTATATCTTTTTTGTTTGTGGTTTGCCTTAAGTAGCAAGTGTAAAAAAACACGAAAAGAATTGTTATCCGAATACCATTCCCAATCTAAAATTTGTCTATGTATTTTTATCCAACCGCTCATAATCTTAATTTGTTAGTAAATAAAAAAGCCTCATATCTTCGCAGGGCTAGACTTCTGCGTCAATACAAGGCTAATAACTTCCTTCTTCGATTTATGGTGTCTAGCCAATCCGTTCACAAATATAACAATTATTTTAATATAAATCGTTTTTATCCGAAAACTTATAAACATTATTTTGTAACCGCCTTTTAATCTTAGTCAAGTCGTAAAGGTTTTTACTTTCCATTATATCTTGAATTAAATTCCGCTCTTTTAATTTAATTTTCTTATTCTTAAATTCTTCAAATAAATCTTTAGTGTCTATTAAGTACATTTCGTCTTTTGCTCGTTCAAACAATTCCGCTTGTGTTATTCCGTGAATTATAGTTGCGTGATTCATTCCAAAAAGTTCGGCTATTTCACGAAGAACATAATTATTTTTTCGTAAGTAAGAAAATATAAACCAACGACGATGAACTTTGTTTGGTTTCTTTGTGCGTTCCCGTAGGTTTTCAGTTTTAATTATTTCGTGTATTCGTTCAATCAAGATTTCCATAAGCATAAGTTATTAAGCATAAGTAAATGTATTCAATTAGTGTTTTCATATTGTTTCGACTTTTAGTATTAGTTTTCTTTGCATTGCCATTCTTTGTATGGCGTGGTCTCGGTCAAGTGCTTTTAAAACACGATAACCAATTGTTTTTTTAGTGCAATTGCTATCTAAATAAAACACATATGTTACTTTATAATGTCTCATTACTATTTGGTATTTCGTTAAATTCTTGTTGGCTTAAATAGTCTAAGTAAAGGTTTAAATTAAAACTCCCGCCTTTATCACCTTCAACGCTTTGTTCCCGCCACCAGTTCATTTTTCTTTTAAGGCTAAAGGTTGTTTGTGTGAATTCGTTTTCTGTGTTCGCAATTTGCGACTTTAATAATTGTTTCATAAGTTATCGTTTTTTTGTTCGTTATAAAAATCTAATTCCATTTCTAAGTGTTCAACCAACCCCCAATCAACGGGCGATTCCAAAACAACGTCTTCTATTGCCGTTTTGATTGTTTTTAGTTCGTCAAGGCTTGGAAAATACGAATGCTTAATTCCGTTAATCCATTGTTCTGCTTCCGTACAATAAACGTCAATTTTGCAATCGTAAGTTTTCGGGTCTGCGTCGTAAAAATTCCAATCAAATTCCATAATAAATTCAACTCCGTCAATTTCATAACATAAACTTGCGGTGTTTTGGTCAATTTGTAAATCTTCTAAATTCATTTTAAAGCGTTTTAAGAGTGGTTAAATAGTTAAGTTATATAAATGTATGCGTAAAGTAAAATAATGCGTTAAACGTGCTTAAAATCAATACTCGTTAAGTTCGAGTTTGTCAAGTAAAAGCAACATCGTTACTAATTTAGCTTCGTTTCTTTTTGTAGCTGGGTCTTGTTGCCCAAATGCTTTGCAAAGTTCGTTGTAATCGTTTTGCAGTTCGTCTTTGTAATTTAAAATTACTTCAATCATTTCTTGCTTGTTCATTGGTTAATTTTTAAAGGTTAATATTAATTAATTTTTGAAAATGTTCAATAACTTCTTTTATACTTCTTGCGTTATTAATAAATGGTCTTACGTTAAAAGAGTTAGTTATGTTTCGAACGTAATATTTATCTCGTGAATCGTAGCCGTTTTTTACTGCGTTAATTATTAGGGTTAACTCACATATTTCTTCGCCATTTACACAAAGAATTCTTTCGTTTTTATTTTTTAAGATTGTTACTTGTTTCATTGTTTCGTGTTTTGTTATACGCAAATATAAAGACTATTTTTATAACTGCAAACATTTTAACAATTATTTTTAATAAATTAACAAATTTAGAATCATTCTAAATAAGGAACGAGTGTAATTTATGCCCTTATGTATAGAAACAAAGGTAATTTATGCTTGATATAAGGGTAAAACCTTAAAATATATGCGTAAGCCGTGCAACTTGTCCAAATTCCTTATGATGAATAAAGCCTTCAACCGCTTTAGGAACTCCCGTAAATCCTTTTTTGTAGTGCCAACTATCAGTTCCAGACGGACTGCGTAACGTTTCAAACGTGCAACCCACGAAATCTTTTTGAATTTTATGGTGAACGTGGTGTGAATAAATATAACGATGTTTTGTTTTGCTCCATTCCAAAGGAAATTCAGTAGCTAATAACAAAGGTAAATTTTCGGCTTTCGCTCCGTCTCCGTGAGTCGTTCCGATTAGATTATTTCCGTAAACAAATGCTTTGCGGTGTTTCAAGTCTACATTAAAACGAATTGAACTTTTATGAAAATGAGCTTCTATTAACTGCATTAAAAAAAACCCGTGCGTTAAATCGTGATTACTTGGATTGTAGACAACCTCAACTTCAGCAAAAGTTAATAATTGTTCTAATAAATCAATATAAAGATTCTTCGCCATTATAAAGTTTTCAAACCAAAAGCCGTCGGTATCTTGTGGCGTTAAATTTGTTGTGCTTTTTTTTGTGTTGTCGGTGTGTAGAATATCGTTCCCAGCAACAAATAAAACTTTGTCAATCTTAAACCCTTGCGATTTGTTTATAATGCCTTGTAATCCGTCTTTTGCCCTCTTAACTGCTATTTGACAATTATAGTCTTCGCCAACTTCAAACGCACTTGCTAATTTACCAATATGTAAGTCTGCGATGTCAATAACTAATAAATGAGAATCGTTCGTTTTTTCAAACTTTATTTTTTCGTATTTTGGAGCGTGGTTTTTTACCGCTTCAATACATTCTTGTTTGATTGTTTTAAATCCTTGTTCGTCTTCGGTTTTAAAGTTTGGGTTTTTAAAGAATAAACTTGCGTTGTCGTTTTTAAGCCATCCGTGTTTTACGTCTTCGTCGTTTATTCCAATTTCGTCGGACGCTTTTTTTATCGCTCGGTATTTTTGTAAAATTTCCGCTTCGTCTGGTTGTAAACGGGGTCTATATTTGCTTATCAAATTATACGTCTAAATTTATCAATTATTCGCAAAATAAAAAATGTTCCGAAACCCGCTAAAAACCCCCAAAAGAATAAACTCCAATTTGTTCGTCTTTTCGTTTGTTGTACTTCTTTGCGTTTTTCTTTGCTATCCTTATAAATGTATTTGTACTTTAAAACGTCTTGTTTTATTAGTTTAGTTTTGTACCTATATTCAATTCTTGTTTGCCATTTCGTTTTTGGAAGATATACATTTCTAAAAAACACCACCGAATCACGGAATCTAATAATTTTTTCGTATCGAATCGTATCATTTATATAGTAAGCAACCGAATCAATAGTTGCTATTCTTATTGTGTCGCTATCTTGTACCAATTTTAAGCCGTGTTTAAGCGCTTTTTTGTAGTGATATTGTGCTTTGCGTTCAGTTGAGCAACTAAACAACGTTAGAACGCTTAAAAAGACGATTAGCCTTTTCATAACTCTATTAAAGTGTAAGTAAATTTATTTCCGAATACCGCTTTAGCCTTGTTTATTATTTTCATAAACTCAACGAAATTTGCGTTGTATCTGAAAACTTGACAACCTTCCGAAAAGTAATCCACGTTTGACGGGTCTTTATAAATGCTTGAGCGGTGAATATTGATTCCAAACATACCCGAATCAATTACTTTTTCGTCGTGGATTGTATCTTTGTTGTTGTCTCTATAAACCGAAACATTTCCCAACCTTTGACAAAGTGCTTCATATTTTCCGTTATGTAAACTTACTGCGTAAACGCCTCTATATTGATTTGGAACTAAACGAGCAACACCCTTTGAACTTCTTAAAATTTCAGTTGGTTTTTTTCCAGCGTCGGTTGTTATCGTCCATTCGTGAAATTGCCAAACTCCGTTTATTTTATAACTCAAAGTTAAAGTATCGTCGAATTCGTTGGTAACTTTTTTACCGCTTTTCAAATTTCTTACGCCAACAATATTAACGTCGTAATCTTTTGCGCTATCGAACCAAACGTAACCCTTGCTTTTAACCGCTTTTTCTATTTGTTCCCTTGTGTACATAATTAGATTTTAGAATAAATCATTGCTTTTATTTTTTCCCTTTGTAGAAAATTCAAATAATCAAATAATTTCTTTATCATTTTATTTCGTTTAAATCGCCTTTAATTTCTTTAGCTCTTGCAAAAAGGTTTTTAAGTGCTTGCCATATATCCACCCCTTTAACGGCTTTTATGTTCTCATTAATAGAGATGGTCTCAATACTTACCAACACTAAAGAAAGTATTTTAGTCAACATTAAAGGAACGGAAAAGAACGTTAAAATAATATCGTTAAGAATAAAATAATCTATTAAGTAAAATCCAATTACTGCAATTTCGTAAAGAAATAACTTTGAAACAATAGCCGAAAGTTTTCTTGATGTAATTGGTATTCCCAATTTCTTTGACTTCCAAATTCCCGTTAAAGTGTCTAACAAAATTGCAAACCCAATTAAGAATAAAATACCAGAAATAGGTAAAAAGAACGCTCCAATAATTGCCAATAATTTTGGCGATGCTATCCGAATATTGGTAAGTAAAATAAATAATTGTATTTTCATTTTTTCAAGTAATATTGTTGTACTAATTCGTGCGTTAAAAAAACGAATAAAGCAACCCCGCCAAATTTTAAAAACAAAGCGTCTTCGCAAAACATAGCAAGGGAACACAAATAAGAAAATACAAAAAACAATAAAGATAAAGCTCGTAAATGTTCCATAATTATTTTTTTTCTTTGTTTAGTTTCGTTAAGTAAACGAGCAACTTTTTAATATTTGTTTCTTTTGGTTTGTGCTTCTTTTTCATAGTCATTAAATATACCAACCCGTAAAATTGTTTTGTGTGCTTGGGAACATATCCGCATTTGAGTTCGTGCTATATTCGGGAAACAAAGAATTGTTAAAATTAATATAAGTTATAAAACGTTCCGTGTAATTTTGTGCAATCATTCGTTCTTTTTCAACTAAGAAATCCACTTCGTTTTTATCTACGCTTGTTGCGTTTTCGCTCGTATGTTTAAACACCCCTTTATTCGCTATTGTATAAGCCGAAAAAGGCAAATATTCGACCATTGCCCAATGGATTAGCATTGGCTTAATATATGAATTAAGTAAAAATAAATAAGGGTTGGCAAGTGTGTTGTTTATTATATCCGTTTTAATCTTTTCAAGTAAATTCGTACCCAAGTAATTTTGTATATGTATATCTTGAGCAACTTTAATCCATTGAATAAAAGAATCCGTGTCAATGTTTCCGTTAAGTGCGGTAAATTTTACGATGTCGTTTCGTGAAATTAGTAATGCTTCTGCCATTATTTAAATCTTTTGTTTGTTGGTAAAAATCCTTCGAACGGCATATCTTTTGGACGCATTGCAACAAGATTTGGATTGCGAACACGATACCCCGCCTTTTCCGCTTTGCCAGTCGAAATTGTTATTGCGTTTGGACTTAATGGGTCTATTCCCGTTTTATCGTCAAAGGCTACAAATGTTTTTCTTTTCCAAACGTGGTGACATCCTCCACCGCCTTTATATAACCAAATGTCGTAAGTTGGCGCTCCTTTTGCCCCCCAACCTTCGTTTACAACTTCCGTTTTCATTCTTAAAATGTCTTCTTTTCGATAAACCTTATTTGCAAAAATCATTTTTTTACAAAATTCACGGCTATCCGAACTCAAAGCATTTGCGTATTCATAACGTGTAATAAATAAAATGCCGTCAATAACTTGGTCTTGTTCGCTTTTTGCTCGTGGGTTTGCCGTTCCCGTTCTAACAATTTTTTTTATTTTACTAAATATGCTTTTTTTTGGTGTGTTTAACTTTTCAATTTCTAAATCTATTTCGTCTTCGGTGTCGTAATCAACTTCGAATTCGTCTATTAATATCCAATTAGGGTCTACGTCTTCGCCTAAATCAATTAACGCTTGTGCTAAAGCGTCGTCTTTTGGGTCTGCGCTTAATTCCGTTCCCGTTTCTTCGGCTATTTGTTCTTCGGTTTGTGCGTTTTCTAAATCCGTAAATTCTAAAGGTTGCAAAGTCTTGAAAAATAGTTTTAAATGTATTCCGTTAAAATGTAAAATTGTATCGAAAGCGTCTAATAATTCTTCTTGAAAAGGTCGTATAACCATATTGTCAAATAAGATTGCACTATTTTTTAACTCGTCTGCATTACTTGAAAATCCGTTTGTTGAAGCAACTCCAAATAATAACGGACTTGTAACGTTGTGTCCAAGCATTATTTTTCTTAAGCATTCTTCGCTTAAATAAGTGTAATGTTCTGGAGCGTCGTTTAGTGGTATATCCTCAACCGTTGTTTTTGATTCCGCATTATCATTAAAAGCAACAATTACTTTTTGACCGCGTGACCCCGTTAATTTATTTAAAACTTTTTGGCTAATAATAGATTGTTGTTCTTCGCTTGGAACTCCATTATTAAAGTTAACTACCTTCGTTCCGCTAAATCCGTTTTGAACTTCGTTTATTAAGTAGTCGCCTATTTCTTGCTCCAATAGTGCGTAAGGAACTGCGCCTTGATAGTCGGGGTAAGCGTAGTATTTCATTCCAACCGAATAAGGCTTACTATAAAGTATTTCTACATTGTCATTTGAGAATCCAAAAGCCGAAAATCTAAGCGGTGGAAATTGTCGTGTATCGTTCCAATTGTCCGAATAATAGTAACCCGCTATTTCACCTTCTTTATTGCACTTTTCCGCTCGTAAAAGATTAACGGGTATATGATAAGCCTTTAAAATCTTTTTTCTATCTTTTGAATAATGTAATTGAATCGCAAATTGCCCTAACATTTTGCGGTCAATAATCATTTTACGCACATCGTCCCTTGAAAACAAAGTCATCATTTGTGCGTACTCGTTTACTTTTTTAGAAGCGTCTAACGCACCTAAACCACGCCCGTAAACCAATCTACAAATGTTGTTTATTATGGCGTTATTCGTCGTGCTATTCGTGTATCTATCAATTAAGAAATCAAAGTATTGTTCGCCATTTTCCGTTAAGAAATCAACCCAATTTTCTCGGTTTGTTTCTTCGACAATTGGTGTCGTGTAACTTGATAAATTTAAGACGTGGTAATTATTCATAAATTATAAATTCGTTGTTTGATGTATGCGAAACATATTGTCCGTTATTTACTGAAAACGTCGCTAAAGGTTGATTCGTGCAAAATGCTTTTTCTAATAGTAATCTATCTCCGTTCGTGTCTTGTAATTCAATCATATAAAAACGATTTTCCGTAAGGTTAAAAATGGCTTCGATTTGATAAAAATAACTTGTTGCGCCTTGTGAAATAATCGGAACGTTTGTAGTTACGTTTTCGGCTTCGTCCGTAATTAACAAATCCGTAATCGTTCCCGTTCGTGGCGTACAATTAAAGGTTTGACTTGTAACATTATTTGTAGTTAAAACTATCATATAGATATAATTAGATTTTCTTGTTTTTGTTTCATAAAAAAAGGGTTACACGAATGCAACCCCCTTTTAGTTTTAACCAATAAAACGTCTTTTATACCGTAATAACTGCGCCACCTAACAAAGATGCTAATTGTGCTTCAGTAGTACAATCTAAGAAATTGGCGGGAATCGCCTCTTGACCCGTGAAAGTCAAAGAATAACCCGACATATCACCCAAGTTTGTACCATTTCCGATAGTTCCCGCAGTTACGTCCATACCTCTTTCAAGTCCCGCAATAAAGTATTGATTTGCGTTTGTGCGAACAATAATATTTGGTCTTCCGTAAGTAAGTAACTTTACTTCTTTGTGCGTTTGAACGTCTTGTTTCTTCAACGTAACCGCCAAAACTTGTTCAAAGAATGTAGTTCCGTTTTCACGTGAACTTGTAATTGTAGTTTCAAAAGAGTTTGTACCCTTTAATTCGAATTTGTAAACGGGTGTTGATGCGGGTAAAGCAATAGCCGAAATTTCGTCCGTTGTACCAACATAAGTAACGTCGGTTGTTGCGTCGTAAAGTCCATAATTAAGTACAAAAATAGCGTTCAATCCGCCTATTATATCTTTGCATTGTTCAAGCCGTCCGTGTGTGATATCACAACTCATAATTTTTTTTTTTAGTATTGTTTATAATAAGGGGTGGTTGCCCACCCCGTTAAATGATTATCCGTAAACTACGATGTCTTCAATTACTCCGTAAGTTGCTCCAGCAGCCATTCTCATAATTACACGAACGTTTTGGCTTCCGTCGATGTCCGACATATCAATAACACGTACTTCTTGAGTGTCGCTCAAAAGTGAACAACCGAAATACAAGTTAGATGTTGTTGTTGCCATCATTGAATCGTTAGGCAATCCGTTTGCCATAAAAATTGGTATTCCAGAATAAGACAAAGCTCCGTTTGTGTACCACATTGTACCCATTGAGTTAACACCCGCATTTGCTTGTGAGTTAGTACCTAAAGCACCGAAACCACCTAAAGCGGAAACATAAGCCTTTGCAACGTTTTGTGAAACATAAATCTTTAAATCAGATTTTCCGTAAAGTGTTGCGGGAATTTGCGCTTCAACTAAAGCAAGTTGAGCAATTACGTTAGCGGGTGTAATCGCAACGTTTGAAATTAATTGTGCGGGTGGTAAATTTGGGTCAACTAAAGCCGTTGAAAACAATCCGTCAAATTCTCCCGTGTTTGCACTTGAACCTTGCCATAAAGAAACTTCGTTAGCGGAAGCAACTTGGGAAGCTACGTGTGCAATTAAGTAATCGGCAAAAGACTTAGGTAATACGTCAAAAGACGAAAATCCTTGCTCTATTCCTTGCCAAGTGTTGTGAAATTGTGACTTACAAAGTTGCATATTTACTTGTAAATCTTTAACCTCTAAAATTCTCTCGGTTAAATCAACGGTTGAGTTTGTTTGAAAGTCACAAGAAGCGTCCTCAAGAACGTTTGCAGTTTCAAGACGTTGAATAACTGATTTAAATTTGATGTTTGGCATAACGGTAACCCCGCCATTTTCGATTGTTGGAGCGCTTAGTAGTGCTGCCGAAATGTACTTACCCGCGAATTGACCCGCGTAAGTAGTGGTAATAACTGGTTGTGTTGGCATTTCTTTTTAATTTTTAATTGTTAGTAATTATTTAATTTTGTCTAATATAGAATCCATTACGTTACGCGGTCTTTTAGAACCAATTTTAGTGAATTCAATTTCTTTTGTATTCTCGGGGTTGAAACTAATTGGTTTAATGTCCGAAAGTTCGGTTGATTCTAATTCAACTTCGTCAACTTTGGTTAATAATTCCAACTTAGCTTTTAACTCGTTATTTTCTTTTGTAAGCGCTTCCATTTCTGAAAAGAAAGTTTCTTTAACTACGCTTTCAATTGTTTTCTTAGGTGTTGACTTTTCAACTTGTGCTTCAACTTCTTCTTCAACAACTTCTTCTTCAGCAACTGGCGCTTCTTCTTCTTCGGCTTCAGCTTCTTTGTAGTCCGATATAATACCTTCTTCAACAACAACTAAAATAAAGCCGTCTTCCATTTCGTATTCACCAATTGGAACGGGTATTTTTTGCTCGTCTTCAGTTATAACAAAAACTTCGTTTTCAGCTTCGAATGCGTCCGCTTCTATTAGTGTAACGCCGTCCGCCATTTTTCTTTGTTCTAACTTTACGTCCATTCCAAGTAAAGTTTTGATTTGATTAATTACGCTTGTTTTCATATTTGATTTTTGTTTATATTAAATTGATTTGATTTTATTAATTAAAGATTTAATTATTTTGGGGTCTCCAGAACCAGCTAAACTCAACGCCTCTTTTCCTTCTTTTGTTGAATTAAAATCCAAACCTATTTCTTTAGACGTTTTACTTAATTGACCATATAAAGTTTCAAGTTTCCCCTCGCTTCCCGCATATTTTTCACCAAAAAATATAACAAGTTTTTTAAAATCATTAAATTTAGTATAGGCATCGTTAAATTCTTTATAATCTGACGTCGCCGTGCTTAATAATTTTCGAAAATCATCAATCAAAGTTAATTCTACTTCGTGTTTTGCTAA